CTCAAGCGTCTCGCCCCACTTCTTTTTGAGACGGGAAAGGTTGTGGTCAACATCAAGGATGACCAGACCACCACTGCGAGGTCCGGTGAAAGCACCGACAGCCTGAAAAACAGCTGGCTGGCGCTCCACCTGCAAGGCCACATCAGCGGCATTCATGGACTGGTGGTGACTGCGCTCTAGAGGCGTCTTCCCCTTGCTCTCTTTACCGGACTGGAGCTTGCAACCCTTGGCGTAGATCGGCGCGTATGCGATTCCAGCGGGCAGCTGCTTGATGAACGCCAGCAGCTCTTGCGTCTTGCGGGACGACATTGTAGACTCTTACACGAGAATGTTCAGACACGCCCTGAGACTGGCTAATCCCAGTCACGGGGCGTTTTCTCATGCTAGACGCCTCGTCAAGATGGTGATAGAGTGCTACAGCAAGCCGACAAAACGGCGGGCAGCACTCTCAACCAAAACACATGGGTTTCCTCTCTAAGAGCGCCTCAACCACCCTGGCCAGCAACACCAGTAGCGCTGGCAACTACCTCAAGATCCGGGACAAGGAAGAGGCCCGTTTCACGATCCTGGAAGAACATCCTCTGGAGTTTTACGAGGTCTGGGGCAGCAACCCCGACAACTCCCAAGAGCGCAAGCCTTTCCGCTGGGACTATCAGCCGACTCCCGAGGACATCACCGCCGAGTTGGGCGACTGGATCCCCGACGAGAAGTACGACCAGCCCGGAACTATCGGTCTGAAGTTCACTCTGGCCTGCCCGGTTTACAACTACGCAACCGGCACTGTGCAGGTCTACTCCTTCAACCAGACGACGGTGATGAAGGAGATCGACGCAATCAGCCAGCTTGAGGACTTCGACAAGGACATCACCACCGTGGATCTGGTGATCTCTTTTGACAAGAGCAAGCCTCCCGCACTGATGTATAGCGTCCGCCCCGTTCCCAAGAAAAAGGGCATGGAGGAGAAGATCGCAGCAGCCTGGATCGAAGCTCAATCCAACGGCTTCGACATCAGCCGCCTGCTGACCGGAGGCAACCCCTTCAAGGCAGCCTGAAATGCAACTTGCAGAGGCTTGCCTTAATTGTCAGCACTGGCACCCGCTAATGGGTGACGAGGAGAACGGGAGATGTCATAGATACGCACCCACTCCTTATGTCGGCATGGAGGACACCAAACAGAACGATGACCCCGACTTCATCTTTATCACACACTGGCCTGAAACCCATTTCAGCGACTGGTGCGGCGATATGAAGTTCAACTTCAAGACAGAAGTCCCGGAGTGACATTCATTGATTGGCCCCGTCATTGCACGGGGCTTTTTTAGTGGTACTGTATTGATGGGAAAAAGTATTTAAGAACCTCCAATGCAAGACACCCTGGCTGGGTTAAGACGTTGGAGGCTGGTGCAGGACAATTCAGGCCCTTTCCGGGTCTACCGAGACTCAAAAGGCGAGATTTACCACTCTGTTACACACATCCTTAGCGAAACCAGCGATAAGACCGGGCTGGTGCGATGGGAAGCCCGGCTGGGACCAACAGAGGCCGCCCAACAACGAAACGTTGCAGCAACCAGAGGCAACCAAGCCCATTCACAGGCTGAATACTTCCTTAAGACCTCAATGCAGCTGGCGCGATCAGCCGCCAATCGCCGCAACGCCATCAAGTTTGACGATCAAGGACTGGCACGCATCCCCACCCCCATCACCAAGTGGGCCATGGACCGCGTTTATCCCAAACTCCCCAAAGTTGGCTGGAGCGCTTCAGGCTATGCCCGTGGCCTCAACGAGTGGATCAAGGACAACGTCACTGAGATTTTTGCCTCAGAATTTTCCATTCATCACCCCGCAGGCTTCGCTGGAACTTGTGACGCCCTGATCGGCCTCAAGAACAACACCCTTTGCTTAGCTGACTGGAAAACCAGCGTCGGCAAAAAGACAGACGAGAACGACAGACTCCCTTCCTCTCACAGCTATCTCGCACAGGCTGGAGCTTATTCGTTAGGGCTCAAGCACATGTGCCCAAGCCTCAAGCCAACTGGAGCAGCCATTGTGCTGGCGCGTCGCTGCGGCACTCCCAACGTGCACTACATGACGCAAGACGAACTCATTCAAGCTGAGGATAATTTTTTGGCTCGCGTGGTTACCTACTTTGAAAACCTAGAAATCTTTGCCTAGCGTCAAACAGTAAAACCGCCATTCATAGCCATGCTTGGTGCATTCATGATCTGCATCGGCGTGGTGCTGGTGCTGATGGCACTCATCCTGGTACTCCCTACCACCGAGCCCGACGGCACCACAAGGGACGGCATCGCTGGAGCAAGGAAGCGTAGGCGGTCTAAGCGGTGAGGCTGTCTCAGGCGGGACCCGTGAGTCTCACCCGTAAGGAAGTAAGGAGCCCTACCGGTAAGGGCAGGGCTGGAGCTTAGGGCTGGTACTTGCTGAAAGAGTGCAGCGGCTTGGGTAGCTGGCGCATATAGGCCAGGAGATCGGCGAGGCTTAGGTGATATTCCTCACCGTGCGACCACCATTCGCAGTGGCTGGCGCTGTAGATCGTGACCCATTGGTCCGGCTCGCGCCACGGGTTATCTATGCAGATTGCTAAGTGCTGGCGCTGGTCTGGCGCGTCCGGCTTCTGTGGTCCGGCACTGCAGCCGCAGATCACGGCGTCGAACTCTTCCAGCTGGCTTGCAATGTCGGCAAGGGCTGGGGCGTACTGGCTGGCGAATTCTGCGAGGCTCATTTGCGGGCACCTTTGCGTGAGGGCTGGCGCTTGCCGGCATGGGCGCGGCGTTTTTTCGGCGGATCTTGTGGAAACTGTGGAATACTCGCGGCTGCTTGCTGTCGCTCGGCAGCGTGGTCTAGGTAGCGCTGGAACGCTTCAGGATCCCGCAGGCCGGTCTGGGTCTTGATCAGCTGGGGCAGGATTTCTAGGTTCCACTGGTACAACCCCACCTTGCTGGCGTCAGCGCGGTTTTCGCATAGCCAAGCAATGAGGGAATCATCGACTGGGTGACGTTCTGCCAGCCATAGCTTGTCTTTCCACTCGATCTTCAGGCGTCGTGCTGCTTCGCGCTCCTCGTCTCTTGTCTGGCGCTTCTCCTCCGCCTCCTGCTTCTTTGCTTTGGAGCGGGTGAGCGCTGGCTCTGTGGTGTCAAACGTTGAGGCCATAGTGCCTGGGTAGGGCTGACTACTCTCTAACACTACCACCCAGAGTCAAGCGCTGGAGCTTGCGCGGTGTGCTACTGTTTGGCAGTAAGCAAACCAAGCTCACCCCATGACTGTCACCCGTACCCGTGAGTACAGCGACGCCGACCGCTACCTGTACGACAACCTCCTGTGTCCCAAGGGCTTCGCTCAGATCGACAGCCAGGAAGACGCTTCCTACTACGGCAACTGGGCCTCACCGGCTGCCCTGGTGCTGTTCAGCTATGCCGAGGGAGACTGCACAACAACGACATGCGACACGCCAGAAGAGTTTGCCGCTGAGGTCCGCAGAGTGTGCGACTGGCTTGGAACCTACAGCAAGTTCTACGGCATCGACACTGGCTTAAAGCCAGACGCTCGGAAGCCTTGGGAATCTCTCGGGCTGGCTGACCTGCTGCACGACCGCTAACCTGTCCACATCACACCAACCCGAGCCCTGGCCTTGCGCTGGGGCTTTTTTGTTGCGGCGTTCGCTTCGCTCACTTGCAAACGATTGAGGCCGGAGAGGTTAGCATGGTTCCACACAGTTAGTGACTGGAACCGTGAGCGATTCGGAAGGGCAAGAGGTAAAGAAGGCCCGGCCTTACGGCAAGCGGAACCCTGACGCGGTGATTGAGGAGCGTAGAAAGCGGCTCTACAAGCGGCAGCTAACGGGTCTGACTGTTCGGCAGCTGGTGCTAGAGCACGCGGATCGTGAGTCCATAGCTGAAGCGACAGCCTGGCGCGACTGGGACGCTGTCAAACAGTGGAACGAGGAGGATTGGGCGAAGGATAAAGAGTCGATAATCTCACGAATCCAATCCATGCGACTTCGTGCCATCGACGTGGCGATCCGTAAGGGCCAGATCGGTTCGGCTCAACTATTGATGCGCGACCTTGGCGCCGTGGTTGGCGAGGTCTCGCCGGAGATGCTGGCGCAAACCCAAGCGCCGAGCCTGTCGATCGTTGTTGAAGACAAGCGCAACGGGTAGTAGTACAACTGAATCACTACTACTTAGTAGGCGTTGGGGCTTGTATGTCTCGGCGTTTGCTGCTAATGTGCAACAGTAAATCAAATTTATTTTTTCTCCGATGAAAAAATTTTCCGGCTGTCTGCTTCTCGTCGTTGCAGCTTCGACCGCTTCCATCCCGCTAATCCTTGCGGCTGGTGCTTCCGGTCTTTATCTGGTCACCCGCGACTAATCGACACCACCTAGGGGGGAGAGTTGCAAAATTTTCCCTCCGGCTTCGGTTCCCCGGGAACCTACTGATATAACCTCAATTTCCTCTTCTGTACTACAGGGGAAGGGGTCGAAAATCCTGTAATACCCTAGAAGGTACCCGTCTACTACAGAATGACCCAAACAGCTGGGGCATTGTCTCTCCGATATGCCCAAGGCCAAGTATTTAGTAGTCGTAAGCGCTTCCGCGTCCTAGTAGCAGGTAGACGTTTCGGAAAGAGCTACCTGTCATGCATCGAATTGCTGCGTGGGGCGATCGAAAGGCCGGGCGAAACATTCTTTTATGCAGCCCCTACATACCGGATGGCGAAAGACATTGCCTGGAAGGTAATGAAAAAGCTAGTCCCGAAGGCGTGGATCAAGAGCAAAAACGAGACGGACCTGAAGATCGAGCTAGTGAACGGCTCGACGATCGAACTGAAGGGCACTGAAAACGCCATGGCCCTACGGGGTAGGAGTTTGGCTGGCGTGGTGCTGGACGAAGCCGCATTCATGTCCAGCGAAGTCTGGTTCGAGGTCATCCGCCCAGCTTTGGCCGACAAACAGGGCTGGGCGTTATTTATCTCCACCCCCGACGGCACGGCTAGCTGGTTCTACGAACTCTGGCAATACGCCGATAGCGACGACGACGACTGGAGCCGGTGGCAATTCACGACGATCGACGGCGATAACGTCCCCCCTGAGGAAATCGAAGCCGCCCGCAGCCAACTCGACGCCCGCACCTTCCGCCAAGAATTCGAAGCCAGCTTCGAGAATCTCTCGGGCTTGGTCGCGGTCAGTTTCGGCGACGAAAACATCAGCACCGAAGCCGAAGACATCAGCGT